CGGTGCCTGCCCTGGTGTAAACCAGGCTTGCCACTTGCGGTGGAATTTATCCCCCGCAATGGTGTACCTACTAGTTACAGAGGCCTGATCCGAGACAACATTAGTCTCTTTTGACTCCCTCAAAGTATCAGAGGGAGGGACCGACGATTTATCGCGTTGTAAAGCGCGAAGGTGCCAGAGAAATAAACTCCGGCTATCGTCAATTCGCTTGGTGTGTGACTTAGTCACGTAAGATTTGAAGTAGGGGTTGGTACCCCCGATTCGCTTCTGCACCTTGCGAGCAGGCTTGATCATCTTCTGTGCATACGCTTCCTGGGGGGTAACAAATACCCCAGACAGTGTATTGTTGTTATACGGCACCAGCAGCAGTTGTTCTTTGTTTACAACTTTTTGCAGATACGTATACAACTCCCCGGCAAATTCGCCGGCTTGCACAAGACCATTCACGTTGTGACACAAGTTGGGTATATCCCACTTATTCATATCACGAACATAGAAAGGAGTAACTTCAAACCCATTAAAATAATGAGCTCCACATGATTCCCTAAAAGGGCCTTCTGTGTAGCTCTTCTCTTCGTTGGGTATAAAGCCGAAGAAGCGTAAAAGCTTTAGAAGCGCCGGGACCTTATCCGTGGTGATAGTAATATCATCACCGTAGACGAGGCCTTCGGTACATCCAGCCGCTCTTACGAACGAGAGGAAAATCAACGTCTCCAGTGCAAACGTAGCGCCATTCCCCATGGAGGAGAACTTTGCGTACGTGCCAATTTCGCCATCCAGGCGATATTGCGGAGATCTGTGTGCCTTCAAGTAGTTGAACCACTCGATCGGCAACAACCACGCGACGGTGTTAAACGCCAGCGTGTCAGAAGCCATGCTAAGATCTATCGTGGCAAAAGAACCATCGATAGACCCTATGTATGCATGTCGTGAGTTTCCCTTCTGGACGGACAGATCAACCTTGAATGTCTTCAAGGCTTTCTTTGCGAAGGTATCAAAAGCAAGCTGAAAGGGTAAGGACCCCGTGGGCTCGCAAGCAATACCTCGCTCCGTTTTCCAGTTTTTAGGTACAAACTCCACACGATTGCACGTAACCGGCTTTATCTTCAGGCGGTAACCCAGGAGTTGGGCAGCCGTCGAAAGATAGGGAACCGATCCGTGTACGCATTCCACCGTGCGCCCCAATTTCCAGGGCGGCAGTGCATTGCGACGTG